CTTCCCAAGCGCCTTGAAGTTTTCCAGGAAGACTTAAAATCCAAGGTATAAAAGTTTCATTCCACCATTTTACAAGATCGTCTTTGATTTCTTTAACCTTTTTAACAATCCAAAGATTATTCCACCAAGTCCTAAAATCCTCAACTATTTTAATTATTCCTTTTATAGCAAGCGCGGCTAAAGTAACCATAAGTTTTAGTATAGGCTTAGTTAATTTATACAGGTCTGCAGTGGTTTCTGCCATATCGCCCAATGCTTTGACAATCTTCATTATACTATCATATAATTCAGGATTATCTTCTTTTATTTTATTAAGAGCAGCATTAAACGCCAAAAGTAAAAGAATACCTATGCCAAAATTGGTAAGGAGAGCTAAGGTGGCGACTGCAACAAGAGCCAAACCTATAGCAAATACTATTGTGCCAACGCCAAGAACCGCAAGAGAAATTCCCAATCCTGCAATAGCTGCTTCGGCTGGTGCTACAAGAGTCAAAAAATCATTAACATGCTGAACTAGAAATTCAAGAACAGCATTTGCAGCAGCCATATTATTTCCTAAAAGCACAACAGCAGCGGATAATACATAAACAGCGGTAGCTACAAGTAATACGCTAAGAGCTAAAGTTGCTATTCCAGGCGCTGTTAATGTGGCAGCTAATCCTAGGGCTCCTATGCCTATAGCTAATTTCGCCATTCCTAAAACTTGATCCCAAGTTACTTCTTCAAAGAATTTAAGAACTTTCCGTATATCATCAAGTGCTTTAGAAGCTGATTTAACAGTAGCTATTAAAAGCACTAAACCTCCAGAAGCTACCAAACCAGCAGTTCCTAAATTAAAGATGGCAAAAGATAAATATAATAAAACGCTTATAGGACCTACTAAATCGTAACTCATTAAATCTTTTAATGCCATTAAAGCTACTTTAAAAAGCTTATAATTCTTAAGGAACTTCTTTGAAGCATTTACCATGCCATCTACTGCTTTTTCAAAAGCAGTACTTACAATCTCGAAAGTCTTAGCAATAACAGCGCCTAATCCCATCAAAGCCAATAATATAGGAATAAAGAATGATAAACCGATGCCTATATTAACAAATGCTACTGATAAAAAGACAGAAGCTACCGATAACAGAGCAGCAAATCCTATAAATTTGCCCATAGCTTCAAATAAGGTGCTAGCATTCTCATTAAATTTGAGCAAATAAGGCTCAAAAGTTTCCATGCCGGCAACTAATTGAGTAAGAGCAGGTCCTAAAAGAGCCAAACTTACAGTTAAAGTAAGAATTGCTGTGACTGCTATGCCTACAATTAAAGCAAGTTTGCCTAAAGCTACCATAGGGATATTAGCTGCTGCCACAAGCTTCGCTAACCCTATAAAAACTGCTGCCATAGTGGCTATAAGCGCTGAAACAACTGCTAATTGACCAACAGCGCTCCAACTGACGTTAGCAACAGATAAGGCTACTAATAACGCGCTTATAGAGGCTATAATAGCAACGGCGCTCCATAAATACTTATTTAATTTTATAAATGAAGTATCGTCTATTTTTTGTTTCTGCACTAGCAAAGAAAGAGCGACAAATGAGCCAAGGATATTCGTTATAATAGCTATCATGCCTATAATAGCGTACATTGTTCCTATGTCGATCTCATTCTTGGACATTATTTTAGCAATTGATATAACACTTGCTACAGTAATTTTTATAGCAATACCAAATTGTATAAGAGCCTTTCCTAAAGCCTGCATTATTCTTGTGGTTGTATTTGTATAGGTTGTTATGCCGCCTATGTCGACACCTATTTTCTCAAATAATTTTCCGCCTACATTCATAGTGCTAGACATATTATATTGAGAAGAAAATTTTACAAATAAACCAACTAATAATAGAAATGCTGCCATCATAGCAGCGCATATACCTACAAGGCCTATAGCATTCTCTAAGGCTCCTGAAGGCATTTTTTCTGACATCTTGGCTATAGTCAGCATAGCGGCTATTATAAGGGCTATTGACCCAGCGATCATTAAAGCTGTCTGCCCCATAGATCTTATAATATCTGCTTTAAACTTTTGTTTGGCATATGTTTTAAGTGCTTTGCCAGCTGATGTAAAGAATGAAGAAATAGAATTAAATATGTTTCCTATTCCTGCTGCTATATTAGTAATAGCACGTATCATTTTAAATACAGCTACACCAATTAATATAGCAATAACAACACCAGCTATAGCTTTAGCAAAATCTGCAAATATAGCTATGGATTGACCTAAAGTATCACGCAATTTGTCATTCATGCTAGCTATACCAATGATTAAACCAGCTATAACAAATGCACCAATTGCTATGAATACAGTTGAAGGAGAATGAATTCCTAAAACCTTCTTTACAATTTCGATAAGGCCTGTGAAAAGTCCTTTAACGAATTCGCCTAAAGATTTAAATCCATTACTTAATCCTTCTTTAAAGCCTGAAATAACATTCTTTCCAAGCTCTAATAAAGTTGTAAATAAACCTTTAATAGAATCCCAAATTCCACCAGCCCATTCTTTAAATGCCGTTGCAAGCTCTGGCAATGTCATATTGCCTACTTTCGAAAGCCAATCAACTAAATTGGATAAAAGTTTAATGGGAAGAGCTATAACTGCGCCGAGTACAAGAAATGCTACACGTAAGGCTTCTATGCCAGAAGTAAAACCAGACGCGGCGTCAGCTCCTTCTGATAAAGGTTTAACTAATTTTAAAATATTAGTTAAAAGTTGTTTTGTAAAACGAACGGTTGGGCCTAAGAAAATATAAAGAAGTCTAGCTATTTCAAGTAAGCCTTTAAGCGCGTGACCTAAAATTCGAGCTCCAGAAGAAACAGCCTCCATCAAAGGCTTATTTTCTTTTAATTTTTGAGTAAATTCTTTAAATTTTCTTGTAAGAGCAATTAAGACAGCAGCTACATTTCTAACTCCAGTTTCAGAGTCTTTAAGCTGAGGGAAAAATTCTCCCAGGACTTCTCCTATAGTTTTTCCTATTTGCTCTATTGTTTCCCAAATATTTTTAAGTCCTTCAATAAGATCTTTTCTTCCATCAAGGGCTTTCCATATTTGAAGTACCTCATTGCGAAGCTCTCCAGCTCGTACGAACAAGGTATATAAAATCTCAGCAAATTCTGTCCAAAACTGTTTAGCTTCCTTATAATCGCCTATAATATATTCATAGGTTTTTATCCAACCAGTTTTAATAGCATCACCAACATAATTTATAGCATCTCCGAGTGTCTTAGATTCATATGAGGCTTCAAACGCTCTTCTTCCTAAATCATATTCAGCAGATGCTAATTTTTCTAACGTCTTTAAAGTCTCTTCTCCTTCAAGACCTAAATCCGCCATTGCTTCTTCAACAGTTTTAGTTCCTTCTGCTAAAGGATTAATAGCATCATATAATAAATCATGAACCGATTTATCTGTTTCCTTTGAAAGTGCTATAATTTCCTGAGAAAATCCGCCATATCTATCAAGCGCAGATATCAAAACGTCAGATGTAAACCAGTCTTCAGATAACGTATCTCTGAAATTACTTACAGTTACCTGCATCTTTCCGTTTAGCGTCTTTACAACGCCATTGGCATCTTTCTGAAGTTTGCCTAAAGCAACTGCTGCGTCTATTACTGATTCTTTAAACTCAACAGTAGCCATATTGGCATTTTCAATTGACATCCAGTCTCTTGTAAGCATTCTACCTACGCCCAAAGACTGAGAAATGTTATACATAGCTCTTGACATCTGTTCAGCATTAGCTCCAGATAAGTTAGCCCATGTGGCTATACCTTCCATAGCTTTAACTGATGTCTTTAAATCTATGTTTTGAGACGTAAATTTGCCAATGTTATTAACCATAACTTGGTAAGACGCAGACGTCTCATCTGTAAATGCCATAAGTTCTTCTAACTGTCCATTTACATACTTCATTTGGTCGGCCATTAAGCCAGCTGCTGTATATAATTGTCCAGTAGAATCGACTAAATTTCTAACTTTTTCATCTCCACGTTCAAGGGCGTCTGCCATATCCTGAAATTGGTTTCTTGTAGCTGCCATAATAGTCTGCACAGACGTTACCTTTTCAGCATAAGCGCTCCAGCCTTGAACCAGCGGATCTATAGTCATTCTTCTAAGCGAAGAAGAGACAAAATTTTCTATTTTAGCGCCGATATTTAATAGAGCTCCAACGGCAACAGTCTGCATAGTTTGAAAGGTATTTCCTAAACCAGCAAGAGCCTTCTGTAAACCATTGAAATTTTCACCATTTAATTTATCGGCATATTTTTCAAATTTCTTTGTGTCGAGGGACTTTTCGAATTCCTCTAATGTCTTTTGCGATTTTTTAATATTCGGATCAAATTCCGAATTGTCAAATAACATCTCGACGATACGATCATCGATTATCGGCATTTAGTTAGTCACCTCTTTCCAAACATCTTTTGCAATTTTATCAAATATAGGTTGTAAAGCGGGATTAATATAATCGACGCCTTGAACGTACCCACCTGTAGGTGTTGCGTGCCCATATTGTATTATTATAGCAATAGGTACACCGTCAACAACATTTGAGTTTTTCCATACTATAGATATAGTATCCTTTTTCTCTACTACTTCATAACTCCATGAAGCAGCAGTTTTACCGGTATCGACAGGAGTAGCAGCTGCTAAAGCCGCCACCCCTTCTCTACCATATTTGTCTAAACTATTGTAAATACGCTTAGACTGAAGCTTTTTAAATAGAGAAAAGGTATTTTTAAAAGATCCCTTATGTTTTATAACAAGCATAGACATTTGAAAATACCTCTTTTTACTCTCATTTTGATTTTGTTACAATTGTGCTTTTTGTGCCAAGAGCTCTAAGCGCGTTCTGAATATCGCCAGCGGCAACAACAGTATCAAAGGGCCCTATTTCAACAGCATATTTATTTACTACGGGAGTAGAAGAATAGTCGACCCATTTGGAAAGCTTTCCATGCTTAGACCATTTACGACCTCTTTCTCCAGATTTGGCAGCTCTTATGTTTGTTACAACAGACGATAAAACGTTATCAGTCCAGCCTGTTGTGCACTCGATCGCTATACTGTCGCCTACGTAAATTCCTACATGGCCGTTAATCCAGAGCATTTCGCCAGGAACTATTTTGGAAAAGTCTGTAGACACATCGGTGCAGTAATAGATAAGATTGCCTTTTCCATCATCTGCTCCATAATCAGGAAGACCGTTTGACTCATATACAGCTCCGCCATAAACATTATTAGGAGCTCTTTTGGCATCCCATCCCCAGATGATAGCCTTTATAAGTCCGCAGCAGTCGAATGTCCAGCAAGGAGCCTTAGCTGCTTCTGCTTTCAGCTTATCAGCATAAGACTGACCGCAACGATCTTTTGTATTATTGTAATAGCGAGAAAGCTGAGACGGATAGTCGCTTATTGGGGCTCCAAAGGCTCCAGAGCCATACACTGTATGAGAATCCAAAGCCAATTTAGCCTGTTTTAAAAAATCATTTACTTTCATCATGACTTTCTTCCTCCACAATTAAGTTTTTAATATAAGTCAAAGTCTCAACTGTCGTATTGAAAAACGCATGATTCCATATCCACATGTCGTGCCCGTCTTTCTTATACGCCTGGCAAATAGAATCCTTATAAATCTTTTCATATTTTGTGGGATCAGCGGCCAATGCAGCGTTTATAGCATCTATGAGTTCTCCTCGAAGAGCTCCGTTTCCATCATCGTTGCGCATAAAATATGTATGGGCATTATCAGATGTAGAAACACAAATTTTCTTTGTTTTACGCTTTATAATTTTGTTTTCGCATGTAAGGTCTGTTCCAATAGCAATGTCTACATTACCATCTATGGCCAAACCTCTAAAGCGCTTTACACAAATGTAATCCATATTGGTTCTCTCTTTCTACAAAATTTTCATATTTTTCAGACGAAAAGCCATAGATGCTATAAAATAATCGTCTAAGGCTTAAAATATTTTTATGATTATTATATTTAATGAAATAGGCGAAAATACCATTAATAGAATACCAAAGATCGTTATAGTTTATTAGTCTTTTATCGAGTTTTTCTTTAAAAGCTTTAATTTTTCTTCGAGCTCTTTTGAGACTATCTCTATTAGCTCTTATTACTATATGCCCGTTATGTCCTATAATATATTTGGCTTTACAATATTTAAACGGCTTGCTAATCGGTTGTATTCTGGTTTTGTTTCTACTAATTGTAAGGCCTATTTCCTCTGATTTTGAAAATAAAGAAGATAAAATCTTTTTGGGATCTAAATCTGGAGGAACCAATATATAATAGTCGTCCATATAGTGACCTGCAAACCTTAAACCTAATTGGCATTTTATAAAATTGTCTAAAGCCGAAGGTAAAGCTATCATTTCAGCTTGACTTGGCTCTACTCCTAAAGGCAGGCCATATTCAAGTCCATTGCTTTTGACTACCATATCGCCAAACCATTTGAGAGAATCGTCAAGTAATAGCCTATTATGTCTATCAAAAAGTGCTTCATGCTTAACTGATGGAAAGAATTGCTTAAAATCAAGCAATATAATACTTCCATTAAGACCATATTTACGATAAAATGATCTTAAATCTTTCTTTAATAAATTAAAAGAAAAAGTAAGTCCTTTTCCTTTTAAGCTAGCTCCATTATTATATATCATATCTGGCATGTACAAAGGAAGTAATACTTTTTGAGTATATGCTTTATGTAATGGTCTATCTTGAAGAAATGGAGCGTCTATAGGTCTAGTTTTTCCTCTTTCATTTAAAAGAAAATGCGTATATTTTCCTGGGCGCCATAATTTAGTAGCTAATGCTCTTGATGAAACTGCTACTTTAGAAAATAAATGGCGCTCAAATGTTTGGATACTTTGTTTCCATCTAACGCCATTGCAGCATTTCTTTCCATATTTATATAAAATGTGGTATGGCATAGCTTCAGTTAAACTTCCTACTTTTTGAACCCTATCAAGCTTTTTCTGTTTGCGTTTAGCCATTCTTCTTTGATATCTTCTTTCATGTCTTTCGACACTATTCATTTATTTAAATTCACCTTTCGTATAGTTGTAATATTGAGTACGCCTAAACTACTTTGTACGGACACATTAAATGAGATTAAGTACTAATCCTCTCACAATGCAAGAAGCGACCGTGTACATACATCAAAAGGTCGTTTTGGAGTTTAACTCACGGGAAATGTTTCTCCTTTCATAAGGGTTTAATTCGCTATAATTGCTACTATGTTTAACCCATTTTTATGAAATCAGGCGAAAGCCCATTAGAATTCTGTGCGTTGTTATTGTTAGCGTTACCGTTGTTGTTAACTTTGCAGAAATTGTTGCTGTTAGAAGCATTAGGAGAACGCTCCCAAACATTAACGGCTATTATCAGAAACATACCCAATTTATATGGCTTTTAATAAACCATTTAATAATTTATTTTCTTGATCTATTTGGTTGCCTAAATTTTCAGCTAGTCTATCAAGTCTCTTTATAGCTTCGGAAGAAGGGATGCTCGCACCTCCAGATTTAGTAAAACAACCTTGAGGATTGAGCATCATTGTTTCATAGCATATAGATAAATGCACGTCTAAAGCCATAAGAGAAGCTCTAGCTTCGATTACATGAGTTTTTCTTAAGTTCTTTCCTAATTCATCATTTTGAAAAATTGTATTTGCTTTTTCGCAATGATCTAAAAGTTCAGAAGCTAACTCAATAGTTTTAGGAGCCAAAAGCCTAGAATATCTCGTGGATAATTTTGTTAAAAATAACAAAACTTCTGTATAAATATTATAAGCATATTGTACGTATGCTGTTCTGCTTTCTCTTCGACGTGATTTAAGTACAGACATATATTTTCCTTCCTATCCTGCTTTCGCAGGAAGAATTAACAGAGTCTTAGACAACGAAAGCAGGCGAAAGCCCACGAGAACGCTGTGCGTCGGCATTGTAAGCGCCACCGCTGCCGTTAACCGTGCAGAAATAGGAGCCGTTAGAAGCATAAGGAGAACGCTCCCAAACATTAACGGCTGACGTATTATTATCATGCCTATAATGAATTTTAGAAGCTGACGCATAATACGAATACTGTGACTGATGCGATCCCTCATTAGTATTAGCATATGAAATCGATCCGAAAATCTCTTTTTCAGCCAGCAGGAATAAATAATCAACAGTTGATGTAACATTAGCTTCGACCGAGCCAGAACCTCCGCCTACATTATCGGTGTATTTAGTTACAGGCTTCAAGACAGTTCTTAATTCAGAAGGTAAAGCAGCCATAAGTGTATTTGTTACAGGATTTGTAATAGCAGCACTTGTGGCATTCTGCTGTCCTTTAGCTTCAACAGAGCCCAAAATATCATATCTGAGATCGCAATCTTTCCATCCACCAACATTTGTATTTCCAGAATGATTCATATTAAACCATTTAGAACCATCAGTTGAGGACGAACTATAATGACTATCACAAAGGGCAAGATCTTTTCCGCTTGTCGCTGCCGATTTAAAGAATTTAAAAGAAATGCCAGTACCTTCCACGGCGCTGTTGTGATTAAATTCTATAATATAGACATAAGTCGCATAATTATTAAGTTCTAAAGTTCCTACAGTGCCGTTTATAGTCATAGACTTAGTATCGCCAACTGCGAAATAGTTTGCTCCCTGATCGGCATCAGAAAGAGCCTTAATATCAGCCCAAGAAGCCTGTTCAAGAGATTCGGGAGTGGGAAGAGGCTCTACTTCACAAGCTACAGTAATAACTACGTCATCCGTAGGATTAGATAACTCTATTACTCCAGAGTAGGCATCCCAAGTATAGTCTGCTCCTACAACCGTAATGGTTTCGGGATTGATATATCCATCGGAAGGGGTAATTGAAATCTGGGCGGTTTCTCCAGTTGTTATTTCTTCGGCTCCAACATAAGTTCCATTGGTGACATTTACAGTAATGCTGTAAGTTCTGGTTTTCATAAGTTGCCGAGCCTTATGAAGACCCATAAAACGATATAAAAAATTCATTTAGGTTTCCTCCAATTGTATATGAGGTCTATAATGTGCGTAGATGTAGTCATACGTGCAGTTTTCGTCCTCTATGAGTGTTTCGCTTATAAGGTCAGTTACATTGCCCTCATCGTCAAGAACGTCAATATCACAATGCGTTCCGTCGAGATATGAGCAAGTGACACGCCAACCGTTTTCAAGTGGAATTCCTTGCACATACGCAGGATGTTCAATGAATAAATATGGTTTATTGTTATCCATAGTATTTTACCTCCATTATAATGATATGGGTTTATAGCAAAGGCGAAGACACCTACTATTTGACCACTGAGAATTTGCATCACAATGGAAAAGACCATCCCTACTTCCTTGAGAAGTTCCTCCATAACCAATATTTGTGTTCACCGGACAATTATTATTCATATTTACATAAGCGTCGCAATAATATTTAGATGCATTTCCACCTGCTATACTCGGATAATTTAAAAAAGGTGTACTATTATCATATCCTAACGCCATAACCCAACCAAAAGGATCGCCAGATAATGGTGCTGGATAAGATAATAAATTATATCCAGTCGGCGGACTTGTAGATGGAGACGATATATAATCTGAAGGATTAGTTGCCGCATACCAATTTCCAGAATCTTGATATACGCCATCAATGCTTGTTGCCTGATTAAGATGTTCAATACCAAGATATTCACTTATCATTTGAGAGCCGTCATTAAAATTAACAGTCTTTGCTTTCATCATAGCTAAATCAACAAACAGTTTTTGTATCTGCCAATCATACAGCTGATAGCCTGTTCCTAATGCTCTTGCATTTGTTCTTCCAGTTGCAAGTGTTATGCTGGCAGGTGTTGCGTTTACACTATTCATTACGTATGTAGATGATGAACAGTATTTGCCTATAAGTACATATGGTAAAACTGTTGTGCCGTCGCTATCAAGGAAGCAGGGATAAGGAACAAAATCCACATCTGCCTGTTTATTTGATAATGAAAATGACGTGATCTGATTATCTGAAACCGTATTTATTCTGCGATACATAGTCGGTATTTTAATGAATATATTGCCGTCAACGGTTTCCTCCGGGAAGCCCCAGTCAAACTCTCCCGATTCTGTAAATACTACCGTCGTCGGGTCTTCGTTACCTAATCCTGTCACAGTCAATATCGCCGCTGCTAAAGGCTCTAACGCTGTCACTGTCATTGTTACATTCGCCGTTGCAGAACCAATAACTACTGTTCCCGTATCTTTGTAAACAGATACAACGCTTGCACCGCTTATCACAACAGAAGATGACCTTATCTCTAAATCCGTATTGGGAGTAAACACAAGTGTAGCAGTTGCACCGTTGTTTGAAATAAATGTTGGATTTGACACATCAGCCGTACAGTCTACGCAAGTGACGGTTATTGCATAGTTGTTTATTGTTACTGCGTTGCTTGCAGGGCTATCTTCAAAGTCAGTACCGCAAGCCTTGACCGTAACGGAGTGATTGCCTAAAGTCGTTATCGGTATATTCGACGTCGAAGTCGTATCAACCGACCAAGTACCGTCTAAATATACTCCGTATTTCTCAACAAAATTGCCGTTTGATGCAGGATTTGTTATCGAGATTACAGATTGATTTCCGCTACTGGATACACTTATTGTAGGTGCATTCAGTTGAGGCTGTTGACCGCCACCTTGATGCGTACCGACTACTAAGGCTACACTATCATCATCTGTCGCTGTTCCTATTTTAACAGTAACACCGTCCGCAACATTTTCGGGAATAAGATTTGTGCATACAACTCCCTCTATCATTTGCGCTCCCGAAAGGTATTTTCCTGCCTGTATCGTTTGATCTTGTGAAGTAGGTGTTATAGTTTGCGCCGCCTGAGAAGGTATATTGCCGTTGAGCTTTGTTCCTGCAGCGCCATAAGCAGAAAAGCCAGAGAGTATTTTATCTTCCGTTGCCGTTGCATCAGAAGTATCAGTAAGGTTTCCTATTTCTGAAGCAAAACCATCAGGGAAATTTATAGGAGAACTTCCTCCTATTTTAGCTCTTATAGCATTAGCTACCGCAGCTAATGAAGTATCTTTTACTAATAAATCTGCCATGGTTCACCTCAAAACGATTGATTCTCAGCAGAAGGGACAGTAGCTGCTATCCAAACGCCTTGCGCGTTGACTCTAGCAAATTTTCCTTCATCTACAGATGTTACTGCGGGAAGTTCTGTTGGGATTATATATTTTACGCCGGCTATTTCTATTCCTGTTAACGAAGTAGAACCAGCGGGAGAAGGATTTGCCTTTACTATATCGGTTGTAGCGTACGCAATCCAACCGCTTACATTTAAACCGTCATTCCAATAGGTATACTCCCAACGATATGGAGAGATATTGCCGCTTGTAATAACAATGTGAATTACTTTTCCACTTGTTCCTGTCCCGTCAATGATTTCAACTACTGCATCAGCATTTCCATTGAACGGCAAGTCAGAGCAAGTAAGTTCTCCTAAAAATGCTATTCCTGCAACAGCCTCAGGATCTGAATTTACAGAAGCGCAAAAAGCCGCCGTTGTTGAATCTGTAACCCAGTCAGGATTGAAGACTTTAAAAGTGGTTAAATTGCCGAATTCTTCCAAAATCTTCTGCAAGTAATATTCGATTCTGCTCTGAGGAGGCGGCAAAACATTTTCAGCACCGAGCATATTCTGCAGGATAGCTTCAACCCTGCTTCTTGGAGTTTCGAATTCTTCACTCATAATAAAATACCTCTCATTTTGATTTTTTATCCTTTTGTGCCCAGAGCAGCTCTTCGAGCTTCGTTTAATCTAGAATTCTGAGCATAGATTTCTTTTCTCGACATCTTTTTGCCACCCTTAGGATCCTGTTTAAGCGAAGCTATGTGTAGTAAATTCATTAATCTATTGAAATTCCACTTCTGGCATTCGAAGGGTATGTTAAGAGCTGACATATAATAGTATATTAACTCGGAAGTCATGACTTCCCGCTTTCCTCTGCCACTACCCTTCGGTGCGAAGTTTGAAAACTTTGTCGCAGAATGAGGATCGTCAATATAGGCCTGAATTTCCTTTACATTCTCTTCAGAAAGATTATGGTAAATAGCAGGATTGACATTCTGAGTTATTGTCATACACTGAACATAACTCCTTAACTGTTCAGAAGTTTTCTTCTCTTTTGCCAGAAACGGAACATGCCACTTGGATTCCCATTTGCTCACAGAAACTAAAGAGTGCTCTAACTGAATTGTCGCCCCGTTGATAGTACGAATCTCGCTAGTATCTTCGTCGATAATTTCTATGGATGGGATCGTCAATGTCAGCATGATTACTTATTTTCTTCTTTATTTAATTCCGAAGCCAGATTGTCCTTCATGTCAGCAGGCACAACGCCTATAAAGAAGTCTTTGATCAGGTTCGGATTGCTCGTCATTTCGTCAAAGAGTGCATCATACGCGGCAGAACTTACAAAGTCCTCTGTAACCTCAGCGTTCTTGATGAACTTAGAGCCATCGTCAGATTTCTTACCGTAAGCAGCAAGAACGAGTTTATCGAAAAGGGCGAATATTTTAAGCTGATCGCCACTTTCATTGATTTTATTTATAGCTTTATCGAGACCGCCCTCAACTGAGTTCTGAAGCTGGATAAGCTCTCTTTTCGTCAGATTAAAATATGCAGTCTCTGTCTTTTCATTACCGTTATAATCGGTATAGGTGATTTTCTTGGTATACATAATTTGAATTCTCCTTTTTAAAAATATTATAAATAAATTAGGGAGTAGACTATATTTCAAATCTACTCCCATTTTGATTTTTTGTGTTTACGCCGCCGAATTATGTAGTAATCATCGTGTGAATTTCGTACGGAAGCATCATGGTCGGCGATGTACCGCTCTGACCATCTGTACCGAAGAGTTTGTTTTCTATAGCGGTCATCTTTGCAGAAGCGACAACTGTAGAATCAAGTTCTACAAATGCCGTCGGTTTCAGACCAGTAAGGCCCGCCGTTGTGTTATTCGGATCAATCGGCGTCGTCGTGACTTCCCAAGAAAACGTCATGCCTTCAGGACTGTCATTAATCGTTTCATATCCTCTTTCGGAAGGCTGCGCTTTGCAACCATAAACGATATGAAGTTTGTAACCATGATCAAGGTCATCTGTATCAGAACCGATCTTAGTTCTGTAAACCAGAGCGAACGGTTTTCTCTTCTGCATACCGATTCTGAGACCAATGTCCGCAGCGGGAGTTCCGTTTGTTATAACTTTTGAACCGTCGCATACCATGAATTCATCAGGATACGTAAACGCTTCTATTGTAAGACCGAAGTCTTCAGGCGAAAGCAGACTTATATACTTGATATTATCCGCCCACTGCTCCTGAGGCTCGCCGCCTTCTCTGTTTTCGGTTATACCTGTAACGCCGTTCCAGGCAACACCTGTTTCATATATATCTGCGCCAGTAGCGCCGTCATTGGTTATCGTGTCTTTCTGTACAAAGAGCGCAACGTGATCTACGCCAGCTTCAAACAGTTTCTGACCAATTCCATCCCATGTAAGTTTAGCCATAGTATTTACTCCTTTAGTAATATATTACGATTACATCGTGATTGAGATTATTTTTTGTGTAATGTGTGTTAAAACGACTCATTGGAAAATAAAACAGCATTTGCTTAATTTTATCTTCGCTATCAGGATCTTTGCTTACTCTCATTATATTATATGCTTGCTTGTAGGCATATGTCTTATTATCGGCATACTCCGACAAACCGGATGAACGTTCATATATAATACAAGGATAAACAAGCTTTATAGATTCCGGAGGCTGGAAGTATACATGATCTTCGAACTGAAGAA